TGCCCGCTTTTTGCGCCTGCGTACCGCTTATCGCAGCAGCATCTGCGTCCGGCCTATTTCCTTGCCGTCCGCATAGACGTACACTTGGTATTTGCCCTCGACGAAATCGCCGGGAACACCTTCCACAAAGACACTCACGTCGAGGTCCTGGTTTTCATACAATACTTCCTTCGCGCCGCTGAACTGCATCCGTTCCTCGCCTACGACAAAGAAGTTGTTGCCCTTCTCGATGCCGATGAGCTTGTCGGGCGAAACAACCCGGACGTAAACCACCTTGTTCCCGTTCTGGGCAAACTGGTTTTTGGCCAAGGTAAACGAAACGCGGATCTGGTCTGTGCGGCGAGCACGGTCGGTGTCGGTCACGCGGCCCGAATTGGACACGCTGATGGCCTGTGCCTTGACATTGCGGGCGTCGAGCGTAGCAGCCGTCTTGATATCCTGCTGCATCCGCACGTTTTCCTGCACCAGTTGCTGGTTGCGGGACGAGGTCTTGCGCAGGGAGTCCTCCGCCTTGTCGCGCTGGGCGATCAGGACTTTGTTCAGGCGGTTGAGCGAATCGGCCACATGGAAAAGTTCCTTTTTTTCCTCGCGCAGGCGTTTGATCTGTGCCTGGTAGGAGCGCAACAGGCTCAGGTTGGCCTTGTAATTGACCATCGAATCGCGAAGCAGGGCGATGTGCTGCTGGGCTTCGTCGATCTCGATCTTCAACTTGGAATCCTGCACGTACAGGGTGTCGTATTCGGCCTGCAAAGCCGACAATTCGGCAATGGCCTGCTGACGGTTGTTCTCGATGATCTCGTTGTACTCCGAACGCGAATAAAAGATATACACGATAGCGGCTACCAGCAAAACGATCAACAGGATCAACACGGCGGCAGGACGACGGCGCGGCGCCTGCTCCTCTCCCGAGGAGCCGTAAGGCGTGTGGGTTGCTTTTTCTTCCATAACGGTGTTTTTTTGGTTTGTTTTTTCGGTTTTCTTATGCAATAATACGTTTTTTATACGGGTTCGGCACGCAGGAATCGGTTTTTAAATTTATTTTAACATCGAAAATCTACCCTCGACACCCTGCCCGACTGCACCTGCCGCCGCGACAACACACGCCGAAAACAACGGCTCTACCCATAACCCACACATCGTTTGCATTTGTGTAACTTGTGTAAAAGGAGAAGAATCCCGGTATGCTTTTCCTTTCCTCTTTACAAAAATCTTCGTCTTCCCCCGAAGTTTTGTGCTCGGCTTTTTCCATTTTTGTAATGGGTATTCTTTGAAGAAGGAGTTTTCGTAACTGTTTTCTCCGCACAAATGAGGACATAAAAAAAATCCGCTTCCCATGCGGGAAGCGGACGATTTACTTTGTAGCGAGAGCTGGACTTTGTTTTTTACATCATTGTTTTGCAACAGTTTGGTTTTTAATATTTTGATTTTATGTTTTCCCCGTTTTTTTACCTGTTTTGTCCCGAATTTGTCCCGGATCAAGATCTCGCTACTTACTCGCTACCAAGTAAATATGGATGAAGAATGATGTTAAGAAATCAATATCTATATCATGATCCGAGGGATTTCTAAATCCCGATGGCGATTTACAGGCAAAATAGATTACTGATTTTGATTGTTTTCTGATATTTTTCCGTTACAATGTTCTTTGGTCTTCCATTAAGGATTGTAAGAAAAAGGAGCTAACATTTTGTCTTATTCTTCTATGGACCCTTTATCTTTTGTGAGCCAATAACTTCCAAGGGTATCTGTAAAAATAATTTTAGTTATGTCTTCGTCGAAAACAAACCAATAGGATTTGATTGTGGTAGCACCCATCTCGTTAGATGATCGAAATGTATGGGAAATTCTCCATCCAATCGGACGTGTGATTGTCCTAGATTTATGGATATAAAAATCTTGACTATCCTTGAGGTTAAAAAAATCATCACTAAAACGTAGGCATAATTCAGCTTCTAGTCTAAAAGAGTCGGCTTTGGCAAAATATGATTTGTATAAAGGATCTGTCAGATCGAGATCATATGTGCGTTTAATTTCTCCAAAAGAAACAGGCTCGTAACTCTTCCAGTCATCCAGAGTCATTTTCAGATGATCGGTGATCAAATATTTCATCTTCTTTTCCGGTGAGGAACATCCAATAACCATTCCAAGGGCTATCAATAGTAACAGTGCTTTTTTCATGGCTTTTAGAGTTTATTTGATTATTTGAGCGACTGAAATACCAATTTGTAACAAATTGTTTTTTTACCTGTCTTGTCCTGAATTTTTCCTGGTCAAAATGTCACTACTTCCTAGTTACCAAAGTGATATGTGGCGTTGAATATAAATTAGATTGTTAATTCGAATTCTGTATTAATAAAGGGGTTATGCATCTTCAATTATGTCATAAAACACATTTTCTGATATGATTGATAAATCGTATCCAGCTAAAATATATTTTTCAGCTTTTTTTTGTTTTGTTGATTTGCCATCTTTTATTGTAGGGCAATAGCTGTTGTTTCCCAAGATCAGGTAATTGGTATTCATTGTTACATTATCTGAGTTAATACCTCCTAAATCGGCAATTATTTGCATGGCCTCTTTCCTTAACATTTTTTCCAATTTGCCGGTAATAACACATTCTTTCTGGAATAAAGGATGGCTATCATCAAATAATGTTTTATTCGTTTGAATATCTTTTGACTTTACACTGTGGGATCCTAAAGCAGCTTTCAAATCGATATCTTGTTTTAAAGCATGTTCTTTAAAAAAAGAAAATAATTCATATGTGCTGGCACAATCGGCTAAAGCTCGATGGTTTGGCTTGGCATTAATATTAAAATCTCTAACCAAATCCGTTAAACGGTAAGATTTCATCAGAGGAAATAATCGTTTACTAAGTTTCAATGTATCGATGAAATTATTCTCAAAGCAAGTACCAAAATGTTCCATCGTTTTATCATAAATAAAATTTATATCAAAATGAACATGATGCCCAACGATGGCCGAATCCCCTGTAAAAGCTAAAAATGAAGGTAAAATATCCCTAATATTAGGAGCATTGGATACCATTTCATCGGTAATGCCCGTTAGATTAGTAATAAAATCGTCTATTGGTTTTTCTGGTTTTACCAGCGTTGAAAATTGGTCAACAATTTTATCACTATTAATTTTTAGGGCACCAATCTCTATTATTTCATCATAATATGGATCTAACCCTGTGGTTTCTATATCCAACACAATATAATTATCAGGGAAAGATAAAAGACTCTTACCTTTTTTCCGGGGTTCCCTTACGTTACCTTCATTGCCTAAAGAGATGGTTATGTTAGACATAATGTCCAGAATTTATGTTGAAAATATTTTGTAATCTCTCCTTGCTTATAAATTTTAACAACAGTAAAACCTATCAACCGGCTGCTGCGTCGGACACATTTTTCAAAGACTGGGCGACTGGGCAGAAGTTCGTTCCCGCTTTAAAAGCTGGATGATTTCATCTTTATTGTCCCGGTGAAAATGTTGCTACTTCATCTATACCAGGTGAATAGAACACTTTGGGAAGTTGTTTTTTACCAATCTTCCTCTGTTGGAGCTGTTTTATTCATTTCCGTTTTGAGAGCATCGATTAACTTTCCGAAAGTAAAATCTGCACTCTTTTTTATTCCAGCCCTGGCTTCCTCCTTCCATTTTTTTCCTGCCATAACGGGTATCTCAGGATTATCGGGTGATGTGGTTAGCAAACCTAATTTTTCTTGAACTATATCTGTTATAGTGTATTTATATCTTCCATCTTTTACTGCAAGAGTAATTGTATATGTGGCAGGGGCATCCGTTGCTCCAGAACCAGAAAACTTTCCAATTATAATATTATCACTTGTGATAGCTTTACCTGCAATAATACCAGCATCTTTATCCTCATTTTGTATAACCTTGGTGGCGTTATTGTAAGTATTTACAAAGAATAATTTAGCGCGACTGAATAATTCATCCTTCGATACTCCATTCACTTGTATTACCTCGGAGTATGTAAGAGGGGTAGTATCTTGAGCTTTGAGCGACGGGGCTATCAGCCCTAACATTAGAAATAGTAATGATACTTTTTTCATGATAATTGTGGTTTTTGTTAATCAATGTCTATAGAATATTACTTATAAATTTTAACAACGGTAAAGCCTATCAACCGGCTGCTGCATCGGACACATTTTTCAAAGACTGGGCAGAAGTTCGTTCCCGCTTTAAAAGCTGGATGATTTCATCTTTAGCGGCTATTTGATCGGTCAAGGCTGCGATGGTACGGTCTTTTTCCGCACATAAAGCGCAGGGGACAGCATCATTTTCTTCCTCTGATCTTTTCATTTTGCCCTCTCCGGTAAGCAACCAATCGAAATTAATATTATTACATTTTGTAAATATCAATTCATAGTCTATGGTGTTTCTTTTTCTCCATGATGATATTGTAGGTTGTTTTACACCTAAAACTTTAGCTAAGTCAACGTCGCTATCAACCTGAAAAACATTCTTTAGCCTTTCAATAATGTTAAATATTCGCATTTTGCTATATTTTCTTGGTTGTTTATTGCATTATGCAATATATTTGCCTTGATAATAAACGCGGTTAATTATCAACGCTAATATATAAAAAAAGTAAGTAATGGATACGAAAACCCCAAAAACAACTGTTACATGGACGGGTACTCTTGAGTCAATTAAACCGGGAAATTCTGTATTGATTACGGCCGATTATCGGGAAACGCAATCCATTCGCGTTGCTGCTAGTCGGTTAAAGAAGGCGAAGGGTCTTCGTTTTTCAATCCAGAAAGTGGATAAGCAAACAACGCGAATAATGCGGATACATAAGGAATGTCTATAATTAACAATAGGACAGCATGAAAAAAGCGAAATATCCCATAGTGCAGCCCGATACCCCCGAATACCAAAAATACAGAGCATTGCTTCGGATAACGGTGATAGGCCTGGCGAAAAAAGACCAGATACTCGAAAAAGAAGATCTGCGTGGATATCTGGCTGAGATCCGGCGGAAGGTACCCAACCTTATCGGAGCCCTTAATTTGGATGAAAACGGCGAGGATGAACTCTTGAACGAAGTACAAAAAGAGCTCCAGGAATACTATGTCTGTCATTGATCAGGAAGATCTATCGCGTTATCGGCTTGACAATGTGGGCGAATTGGTTGATCTATACGAGAAATACGGGTACAAAGAAGCAATAAATACCAAGGAAAGGATATTCCAAGCTTTGTATCGATTGGAACGGGGGCATAGTTATAATCTGACCAACTTGCCTGACGACAAGAAGGAGTTGGCTGTAAAAATCTGCTGTCTTTGGATCGATCTGAATCCGGATTATGAATTTTCTAACGACTACACTAAAATACGACGTATATAAAATGATCAATACAGACGACATATACGACTTGACGGATGGTGGATTTCAGATATTTGAGTATTTACTGGGGTCTGACCTGTACAAGGTTCATAAAACGCCGTCTTCTTCAAAGATATCTTTCTGTATCGGTGGGGAAAAAATGCGTCGGCGGGATTGGTAAGAACAAAAAACGGACTTTGGATATTGACCGTCTTTAATGCCGATGCCGTGCCTCGCACCGCTATCAATTATTGGATGTATGTACGGGGTGTGAATTTTTCCCAAGCTCTCCGGGAGATAGTCGATGAACTGGGACTGCAGCTGCCCGATACAGGGGTGGTAATGAGCCATCCCTCTGTGACATACCGTAAGGCTGCGGCAGGGACGGATCCAGAGTACTATAAGATAGACCAAATGGACGGTTTTACGGAGAAAGGTTTGGAGGTCTTGGGAGGGATGGTGGTGCCTGAAACGTGTCATCGGTATCATTTTTACCAAATAAATGCTTTTACACGCCGAGAAGGAGATAATCTTGTTACCAGGACGGCCACTCCGGATTATCCTATGTTTGCACTCATATTCAAGAATTGGGCCAAGATATACCAACCTTTGAGCCAGGACAAGGGAGGACGTTTTCGCTACTGTGGAAGAAAACCGGACACTTTTCTTTTCGGTTTGGATGTTCTGGAAGCGACCTATGAGAAACTGAACGAAAGAGAACCCGCGCCTTCTGGCGAGACTGAACAAGAGGAGAAAAGGTCAAAGGGGCCGGAAAAGGTGGAGTATGTTTTTATCATGTCTGGGGATAGAGATGCGATGAATATGGCCGGAGCAGGTTTCAATGTGGTATGGCGCAACAGCGAAAGTGAGCCGATATCGGGTGCTATGTATTCGTATTTGCGCAAATATGCAAAGACTGTGATCAATGTTCCGGATATCGACGATGAAGGGATCCGGTACGCGAACGCCCTGGCGGATAAATATCTGGATATGCTTACCCTTTGGTTGCCCGATACGATCAAACAGCGCAGCTATCGGGGGAAGCCAGGCAAGGATTTTCGTGACTGGATCGGAATGCAGGATCTGAAGGTGTCGAGATATACTCCCGAGGAGGACAAGGAGGCTGAGAAAAACCGTAAACGTGGGGCGGTGATCCGGGATATCCGGGATATGATCAAGACGGCTTATCCAATGCAGTTCTGGAGTGAAAACTACAACAGTCGGTCTGGAGGAATGACTTATAGTTTGTCTCCGACCTATGCGTTCAATTTTTTACGCTGCAAAGGCTATGGCTTGATAAAAAGCCCGAATGCCAAAGGGGGCTATCAGGTGGTACATGTTCAGGATGGGGTGGTACGCGAAGCTGAAGTACCCGAGATGCGCCAAGTGATCAATGTCTTTGCCGAACAGCGTCGACTACCGGTGGCGCTTCGGGATGCCATAATGAAAACCACGCTCATATCTGACGCAACTACCTTCAATATGAAGGAATTTGATCTGGATTTTGACAAGGCCGGTATGAGCCATCAGTGGATGTTTTTTCAGAATGCGGCATGGAAGATAACTCCGGAAAAAATAGAGCAATACCGACGGATTCCGGATGGGATATGCGCCTGGGAAGATACGATATCTCCTCACCGGGTAAAGCTGAGAGAGGATGCTCCTTTCCGGATCGAATGGGATGCGGATTCCAGACGATACGATATCAAAATATTCGACAAGGCATCCAATTACTTTAAGATCCTCATAAACTGCTCGCGGGTACATTGGAAAACTGAATGGGACAGTTTTGGCGAAGATGTCCGGATGCGGGATCAATACTTTGCCGATAACCGATTTGAGATAGCCGGGTCCCGTCTGTCTGATGAACAGGCTGCCGAGCAAAAACAGCACTTGATCAATAAGATATTCGCCATCGGATACCTATTGCACAGCTATAAAGACTTGGCCCGTACCTGGGCTGTGTTTGCGATGGACAATCGTTTGGGTAACGGTCGGGACAGCAATGGAGGAAGCGGGAAATCCTTTGTGTTCAATTTCCTGGAACATTTTACAAAGTGGTATTATCAGGAAGGGAGAGATAGCCGCCTGACCGAGAGAGAACATCTGTTTCAGGGTGTGACGGAGTATACGGATCTTATCATGGTTGATGATGCCAACCGATACTTGAAATTCGATTACTTTTTTTCCAAGATTACCGGAGGGATGAGCATAAATCCGAAGAATTTGCCGCCATATACCATTCCTTTCAAGAAGTCTCCGAAATTTATATTCACCTCCAATTACATCATTCCGGAAGATCCTTCGACCAGTCGCCGGTTGCTATATACAGTATTTTCGGATTGGTACCATGCTAAGATGGATGGGGACGAATACCAGGGCGAGCACAAGATAATGGATGATTTCGGAGGAAGGACTCTATTCGACGAAAAATATACGGAGGCTGAATGGAACGAGGATATCAATTTTCTGGCTTTCTGTCTGAAATTTTATATGCAGACTACCACAGAAGAATGCGCAGGAGTTCCGGAAAGGCAAAAGGTCAATCCTCCGATGAGTAACGTGAAGTTGCGGCAGATCCTTACACAGATCGATATGAATTTTATGGAATGGGCCGATACGTTCATCGGTGACCGTTTGGGAGAAAAAATACCTCGGTCCGAGATGTGGTCAGATTTTTTGGACAAGGGAGGAGCCCGCAGGGATCAATGGACAGCCCATCGGTTCAAAAAGAATTTGGATGCCTGGGTGAAATTCAGAGGTTATGTCCTCAATCCGGACAGCAATGCCAAGGATGGGCGTATCTTGGAAAAATTGCCGAACACAAAAGTGTCTGTGGAGTATTTCGTGATAGCAGAAGCTAAGGGGGATAAAATATCCGATATGAAAATATGATAACAATAAATCTATCAAAAAATGGACGAAAATAAATGTGTTGAACGATCCAAATCCAACCTTTGGTTAGTTATCGTGACCTCTAAAGATAATATCGTACATTACGAAGTAGAGGATTACCACCATGCGAACCGGGTCATCCGTCAAATGATTTTGGGACCGAAGTGGAGGGAGCTTCCGGATCCGGACGGCGTGCAGTTTTTTACGTCGGAAGATGTGAGGGCAAACAGTATCATGCGAGGAAAAGTATATCAAAATTTTGACGGCCAACCGTATAAAGGGCGTTTTTTTGTGGCCTACCTCTTGGACGATCGGGAAAGGTACAAGTATCTGATTAAACACACCAAATGAGGCGTTCTTGTTTGTATCATCAAAATAACCTAATCAAATATTATCGACATGAATTACTTTATCAAACTCAATTTGTTGAAAATCAAAAGTGCTGTTGTGATGAACATTACCGGAAAATCGGCTACAAAGAAATGCCTGGTAATACCGATAGAGGATGCCTGTCTGTTTACAGGCGAAAAAGGGGTGTATGCCGATTTTTCTGCATGGGAAATGAGGGGACCCAAGGGGCAGGATACTCACTTGATCCGGCAGAACTTGCCCAAGGGTATCTACGAGGCGATGACTGAAGAGGAAAAAAATACTATGCCTATTGTGGGAGCCATCCGTCCCATCGCAGCCAAGGAGCCGCCCGTATCTGGACATATCAATTCGGAAGATATACAGGATGGAGATCTTCCGTTTTAATACACTGTTGCCACAATTCAAAAGCCGCTTTCTCAAGCGGTTTTTTTTATGGCCGATAATAAATAGTTGTTTGTTTTTCTTTTAAAAATACCCGAAAAAAGTGTGGTAATTGTGGTGATAGATATAAAATACTTTTAAATACGTTGTAAACATTTTTTTGTGCCGCAAATTATTGAAAATAAATTGTGGTAAAGTGTGGCAAAACTGTATCTGCTGTTTTTTGGTATTTTTTTAATATTCTGTTAGTCAGTGGTTACACTCTTGCCGCAAACTTCCCACAAGCCTGAAATATAAAACTGTATCTTTTCAATGAATTGGCATACAGTAGTTTGGCTGGATAAAGTTCGTGCTTTCTACAAAACCACACTTTTTTCGGGGAAAAATGGGGCGGAAAAATATATTGTGTGTGTAATAGTTGAAGTATTTTTTTTTGTTTTATGCTTAAAATGAGTATATTGCACTGTAGAATCCTGGTATAATACAGCTCCAAAAAAAGATATAAGTCTATGACTACACGAATAGAGGTTCCCGAATATATCCGTCGGTGGATGTTGGCTACATTTAAAAAGGGAGAGGATAATGTACTGATATTTGGTGAGAATGATGATATATACCATATCATTGCTGATGTGTTGGCTCGTAGGCCCGAAAATGCGCCGATGATAGACCGGGGAAATTTGGAATTCCGTTTGCCGAGTCCCCGGTATGGAAAAAATCCCAGGGACTATAATTACATATCGCCAAAGGGGGCCAGATATATACTTAGACGGCTCAAAAGTTTGTTTTATATATCGGCGCATGATTTTATCTATAAAAAAGAAAAAACGGGCAGATGTACGATCAAGGAAGCCGTCATGCTTTTTATGATCCATTACGACTTGGATGGCACCATTACTGAAGATGCCATTATCAAGGATTTTCAGCGATGGAGAAAAAAATTTTGCCGTACTAGAGAGGTTGAAAATTTAGCGTAAATATCTTGCTGACCAGACGGCCTTTATTTCCAAGAGGTGTCCTAGTGTTGTCCGCTGTGTGTCCTTTTTGTTTTATGTGTTGATTGTCAATGGTCTACCGTTTGTCCTTTGTGCCCCGGATATTTTGAGGCTTTTTTGTATTGTAACCGGAGATAACCAAAACCCGGGATGAGATGATCATGGGAATTATCGGAGGAGTGGCCAAGGTACGGGTGATACCAACAGACCAGGTCGAATACATTTTGCCGCTGGAGGATGGTACGTGCGAAATGAAACTCACAGATGGGGCTGAATGCGTGCAGTGGCCCTATGTTGATTTTACATCAAGTTATGGGTATTCCAAGGAGATAACCTCCGGAGGTCCTCTGTGGGAACACCGTGTGACAGGTCAGATATCGCCGGTATCCGCAGAGAAAGAAGCGTTTGTGGATTTATGGTCCAGGAAGGATTTCATTGCTTTGGTAGAACTCAAAACCGGGGGGACAAAGGTAATGGGTAGTCTGGCCATAAGCTGCTCCGTAGAAGAAGTGGCCGAAGTATCCGCCGGTATCGAAACCAATGCGCTGACGGTTGATTTGGTATGGCTATCCCCTCAGCGTGCCCGGAGCCTTAAAAGCGTCCTTTGACACCCTTAACAGGCTGGTTTTCTTTGTGAAAAAATAGCAGTATGGAGGGAAACCTACGTATTTACGGCGATATTGGATACGATTGGTATGACGGTGTGGAAAATACGGCCAATGCTTTGGTGGATAAGATCGAAAAGTTGAGTGCCGAATGTACAGAGATAGTTGTGCATATCAATTCGGTGGGGGGTGATATCTATGATGGACTCCCGATCTTCAATGCGCTAAAGCATTGTGGTATTCCTGTGCGTACTGTTGTTGACGGATGCGCAATGTCTATGGCCGGCATCATCTTTCAGGCCGGCACCCGGCGAAGTATGTGCAGGTCTTCCGTGCTGCATATCCACGCTCCCGAAGGTTTTGCATACGGCAATGCCGTTACGTTGCGCCAAGCCGCCGATGAATTGGATGCCTGGGCTACTCCACTCATCGCAGCGATCGCCGCCAAATGCGGCAAATCGGCGGACGAGGTGCGGGCCCTTTGGTTTGACGGCAAGGACCATTATTTCAATCCGGATGAAGCTATGGCTGCCGGGCTGATCGACGATGTGTACGAAGCTGATGCGCAATTTCCGGAAGGAATTGCTCCCGAAAATATTTCCAATATGGCAGTTCGAGACATCCGGGATATATATGCCCGCACCTACAACAAGCCGGGGAAAGGGCAGAGATTGTTCGGTCTTATTCCCATTAAGAATGCAAAACCCAAAATGCCCAAAAACGATATGGATACGAAAAAATTATGTGCCAAGCTCGGACTAAAACCGGGTGCCAGTGAACAGGAGATTATGGATGCCATCGGCAGGCTGAAAATCCCAAAGAACGAAGCGGGATCCGGCGAACAGTCCAAGCCCGAAGAAGAGAAGCCTGTGGAGCAGCAGGTAGAAGAAGCCCAGCAGACTGCCGAAGAAGCGCAGACCACGGCGGAAGAGGCCCAGCAGACCGCCGAAGAAACTCAGGAAGAGTTAGAAGAACTCAAGGTAAAGGTGGAAACCCTGGAGCAGGAAAAGGAAGCTCTTGCCGAAGAACTAGCCGCCTATAAAAACAAGTCTAACCGTGGTGGCGGCGCACCTGCCCGGTCCGATTTCAGCAACATGTCCCGAAATGTAAAAGACGAATGGGGATATCTCAAAGGTAACATCTTTGATTAACTACTTCCAAACCATTAAAAAATAAAAACTTATAACAAAATGGCAGATAGCACAAAAATCAACATCAAGCGGATGGAGGAGCTGATGCTCAATTTCCATCTGACCAGATATCCTGACCTTCTGCAGAAGTTTCGTGACAGCCGTCGGTTGCGCGATATCTTCCCGACCGTAACGGCCATCAAGGACAAGGTGGTATTTACCGAAATGGAGGTGGGTGAAGTGGCTCAGGCTTACCAAGCGAAGTGGACGCCCAAAGGGGATCTGAACCTGGTGCCGGAAGAATACCAGGTGCGTTACATGAAGGTGGATAAAACCATCGATCCGAATAGTCTTCGACAGACTTATATGGCCGATGCTATTCCTGGAGCCAAATCGGTAGAGCATGAGGTGGTGCGCAAGTTTTATGGAAGCATCATGGAGCGGTCTGCACGCGATACGGATAATGCTTTGGTAAACGGCAAGTATGTAGCACCAACCGATGGCACTGCCGGGGGAGCACTGCAGATGGTGGACGGCCTCAAGGAGGTGATCAAAGGATTTGTGACTAAAAAGCAGATCACTCCTTTTACGATGTCCGCAGAGATGGACGACACCAATGCCTGTCTGATCGTACGCGAACTGTGGGAGCAGATTCCGGAAGAGTTCCGATACAGCATCGACCTGAAGTGCTATATGTTTGATAGCACTTGGGATAAGTACATACAGAGCTATGATGCCAATTACGGCACCATTCGTGATTTTTCCGAGGCTAAACGTCACTTTGTCCGTAATACGGACTGTGAGATCGTGCGTGTACCGTATGGCGGAGCTTCCGATATGGTGGTGTTTACGATGGATAAAAACATCCGTCTGATCGACAACGATCCTAACGATGCTTTCAATTTCGAGATCGAAAAGGATAAACGCATGCTTAATTTCATGATGGATTGGGCTGCGGGCATTGGTTTTGTGATCGTGGGTGAAGCTGGAAATCCGAAAAACCAGTATGTGTGGTGCAATAATTTCGATTACATCAAGGGGTCAATCCCGGGTGAAGAGTAATTTATCAATAACCTTTTAAAAACAATTACAAAATGGCAGATTTAATGAACATAAGCCGTCCGCCGATTCGTAACATCGGCGGTGGTGGTAACCTGAACAATGAGTTGATCCTGATCCAGAAGGATGATGTGGTATTGCCTTTGCCTGCGCGGGACAGCGATACCGGTATCATCACTGGGGATATCCAAATGAAAGAAGGAAAAAAGATGCACACGGTTTATACGACCGAGCGTACACTGGAGCCGACTTTCACCAAACAGGAAGGATCTAACCTGGATTGCTATGGGTATGAGGTTTCCTTGCTTGGATTTCACCCCGGCTTGGAAGCTGCAATATTGAAATTCCTGGACGTATTCGGGGATTTTCGCGGATTCGTGATCTTTCGCTCTATCAAGGCTGATGGCTCCGAAGTCCGTTATTTGCTGGGTGAAAGCTACAATCCGGTATCGATCTCTGCAGCAGAATTTTCCTGGGGAAAGAACGGTAATGAAGACCGTGGAACCAAGATCACGTTCAAAGGTACGCAAAACGGACCTTATGCCTTGTATGAGGGTGCTCTGTTCCTGCAGGAAGATGTGAAGGTTCCGGCAGATGCTACCGAGATCGCTTATGCGGGTGAGAGCAAGTATATCCTCACTCCGGGTACTTCTGCCTCGGCAACTATCACGACCATTACTGGGATGAAACACGGTCAGGTGGTACACATCCAGGGAGCACCTGGAGAATATCCGGCCAAAATCGCAGCGGATGAAGTATTTATCCTGAAGGATTCGGTCGATTTTGAAGGAACTTCCGGTGCTTGGATCACGCTGAAAGCCTTCTCTGCCGGTGCCAGCAAGATGCAGTTTATCGAGCAGGCACGCGGATAAACACACTTAAAACTAAATACGTGTGAGCTCCTGCCCATCTGTCCCGTAAGACAGTCGAGCAGGAGCTTTTAATTAAAATGAAAGATATGGACGAACTGATCAAATGGTTACAGGATATAGGCTCGACAGCCGATGTCTACCCGGACGAACTATATAAAACCGGCGTGGAACTGTGCGAGAAATACAGCAAGAACCAGGCGATAAAAGCCACCTTCCGGGTGATTCGCCCTACTCCATTGCATAAGAAGCTCCTGCGCAACACGCTCAAGAGTACTGCCGATCTTTTGGAAAGGCGAGAGGCCGCCGGCAAAAAAAAGCGGACAGTATCCTACCGCCCGAAAAGACGAAAACCAAAAACCCGACAAAGAAACCGGTGAAGTCAAAAAAGACGGTTTCCCGAAAGCCTACGCAGCCAAAGAAGAGCGCGAAGGGTACACAAAAGTAGATTGGGCCTTACTGCCCGACGATCTAAAAAGCCTGGCGGTGAGCAAGGGCAAGCTGTTTTCTATGGCTGCCAGGGCTCACCGCTTGCTTTTACAGTACAATTTCGGTAAGGATCCAGAAAAGATATCCGACACATTGAAAGCGGAAAATGTGAAGTTGGCACGGACGGTGGTGGGAAATATGGATGAAATATCGTTGATATACCGCGAGCTTGACTATTTCAAGGCTACCAGGAAGATTCTGGGATCTCATCCCGTTTTGAAACGAAAGGCTGCGCAAAAAACAGCGGATGGCATGAGTGATGCCGAACTGTTAAAGGCCAACAAAAACCTGCCAGCAAACATTATAAAGTATCGGAAAACGCGGATTCCATCCGCCCAGGACGAAGTTCGCCGCGCCCGCCTTGAGTCTAAGGCCCAAGAATGGGAACGCCGTTTGGAAGCGGTACGTGAGGAAATAAAAAAACGAAATATCTGATATGGCAGCAAATATAAGCGTAACCGAGGTTGAAAAGCGCGAAACCCTGTCCCGATTGATGCGGGCCTACATAAGTGATGATATTATCCTTTCGGATAAAGATAAGGTGCTTTACGATCGTCTAGTGGCCGCTGATGAAGTAGTGAAGGATTTCAATTATCCCACTACCACGGCGCGTGCTGAATACTTGGCGGATAAATTCGGTATATCGATGGCTACCGCTCGCCGGGACTTGCAAATGGCTGCGGAATTGTTCAATAACCTGGAACCTTTCGATCCGTCCACCTGCGCCCGCGTGATCATGCACCAGGTCGATAAGTTTTTGGCTTTGTGTCAGCAGATGGGGGATATGCGTAGTGCGGCAGCTTTTATGAAAATCAAAGCTTCGGTGATGACCGATTTTGTACTGTCCAAACCGGTGGATCCATCCCTTTTCCAACAGAATAATTATACGTTCATAATCAATGGGAGGATGAAAGGCATGGCCGAAGCTATCACTCCGGAGCGTGTGGAGAGCAAACTGCGGGAAATGAACTTGGGGCTGACCGAAAAGGAAATAACGAAGTTGGTAGAAGAAGTGCCCTATGAGCCGACTGGGGAGGACGGCGAAAATGAATAAGGATGTTTACTATCTGAATGAAGCACAGGCGCGGGTCATTCTGATCGATCCGAAAGTTTTTGTAATCATCGCTGGCCGCCGCTTGGGTAAATCTTCCGAGATCATTGCACACCCTTTGTCAAACCGGGTGTTCGATATGCCAGGTAGTTCCTGGCTTTTACTGGGGCGAACTTACAAGCAGATTCTGGAACGGACGCTGCCGGCCACAAAAACGGGCTGGGCCAAACGTGGATATTATGAGGATGTTCACTACGTAATCGGCAAGAAGCCACCTAAGAATTGGCCGCGTCCAAAGATCGAGCCTTCCGATTGGGGGTATACGATAGCCTGGATCACCGGGACGGTGATGCCACTCGGAAGCCAGGACCGGGAGGGGCTGGTGAACTCCTTGACGTGTCATGGCCTGGCGGCCGACGAAGCAAAGCTGTTAAATCAAAAGCGTTTCCAGGAGGATGCGTTGCCTGTCGTTTCTGCACCTGTTTCGCAGTTCCCGGACAGCCCGCACAACCGATCCATTATGCTGTGTTCCTCTATGCCGTCCCTTCCAGAGGGGCAATGGCTCTTGGATTACGCAAAACTAATGGATAAGGAGCAGATCGATATCATCCTGGCCTTGGCGGTTAAGATAGAACTGGAAAAAGAAAAATTCTACGCCTGCGAAAATCGCCAGGTTAAGGCTAACCTGGCGGTGAAGATCCGCCGGATGCAGGAGCAGCTCCGGCTCCTTCGGATGAATAGCGTGTACTACGGCGAAGCTTCCACCCTGGCCAACCTTCCGATCCTGGGATGGGATTACATCGAGCAGCAGCAGGCCATCCTTGGTGATAAATTCAAACAAGAGATCCTTAATCTCCGGCCACGTACTGATAGTGCATTTTATGCGAAAATGACAGACAGGCATTGGATATCAATGGCGGACTATTCAGCCATCGATACCCTGGGCTTTTCTGGATCCAAAGACTTTTCTTGCCTGTGTGACTGCTATGACCGGGATGCTCCGCTATTGATCGGGATGGACTTTGGGGCAAACATAAATTGCATGGTAACGGCTCAACGTTCGCAGGAGGTCAATATGATCCGCTTCCTGGCCGAGCATTGGTTAAAGGATCCTTACATCCAGGATGATGTGGTCGAAAAATGGTGCCGCTATTATGAGCCGCACAAGTGCAAGGAAGTTACTTTTTACTACGATAATACTGGGAACAACCGTACTGGAAATACCCGGATTACCCGCGCCGACCAGGTTACGAAGATTCTGGAAAAACATGGTTGGAAAGTTACCCAGGGGACCAAGGGGGGAGCGAACGTACTGCATGATCACAAACATCGGCTTATCAATTCTGCTTTGGACGAAAAAACACCGTCTTTGCCCGCTTTGCGTTTTAACGAGGCGAATCTGGAATGTACCCGCGAGTCGATGATGTATGCCCGCGCCATCGAGGGGTCCAACAATGTTATAAAGAAAGATAAATCGTCCGAGCGGAAGAACATTCCTCAGGAATATGCTCCCCCCCTCTCCGATGCTCTGGATACTATCTTGATCGGTGAGCTGTCCCGGGATTATGATAGTAAAAAGGAACTTTACGAAATTTTTGCTTTTCTCAATTCCTGAACTTCCGGAGTCTGTGGCTGCCCGAAGGGGCATATTTCACCTTTTAGCCTCTGTCCAATTGTGCAGCGGAGATAGGGCGCGGCGGGCTTTTCTCTGTGGTGAAAAAAACTCCAAAAAAACATGCGTGTTAAGGTGTTGATTGTGATTGTTTTGAATGCTCGAGGGGTGAGAAAAGATAATTTCCTCCGGCGATTTTCGCATTGTCCTTTGCTCGTCGGAGCTTCTGAAACATTTTTGACTATGCAAAACGAAATACACCTTAACGATGTTTTGAGGCTTTTGGATGAAAAGACGGATCCTGATGGGAATATCATTAACCACCGGATCGGTTTTATCACGTTTTCCCGGCACGGGAAAGGCGAACCGGGACGATATCGGATCATTGAACGGGGGCATAAAACCGGGTTGCCATGGAACGTAAAAAAGACGCAGATGCGCGGGATCATGGACGATATAACGGGTGATATCTGTGCAGTACATAACCGATTGATACTAATGTTTGACAATATGAAGGTTACATGGTAAAATGAGCAGAAAAACAAAAATAGGCGAACCCGGTATTCGTGGCCGTGTGGCTTACTCTTTCACAGGAGGTGGAAAAGATGTATCCGATAAAAGTCGAAGCGGTATGGAGGTAGATACATTGGATTCACTTCCCCTTCAGATGGTCGATAAAGAATCCGACCAGCAAGGGGTGCCGGCAGGAAATTATACTGTTACACCCTGGGGGCCGGATAATCTTTTCCCTAACCAGCTCCGTATGCTGTTTGAAAATAACTTGGTACCCGGTTTGATCGATTTTAAGGCCGATATGATTTTTGGAACTGGTTATACCTTGGAAAACGACCTGGGAGAAGAAGAGGATTTTAAGCAGGAGCGGGAATGGCTGGACTCTTGGGATGTATTCGATTACCTGTTATCGCAGGTAACGGATTTCGTCGTGTACCAAAACACGTTTGGCCAGGTACGGGGGACGGATAAACAGGATGGCAAGGTCAAGGATATCTTGCATATCAACGCTCAAGAGTGCCGGATAGAAATCAATGATGAAAAAGAAAGATGCGGCATAGTCGTGGGTAATTTCGATGATGCTTCCGGAGATTTTGTCCGGTATGATGAATGGGATAGGTTTGCCGACATTCAGGCCGGTAGGTTGTCCCGCCCAATATCCATGTACCAGATCAAAAAACCTACTTCCGGTTTCCGGTACTATAATTACCCGGTATATATCGGCGCAGTCAATTCGTGGATACCGGTAGCCAATAAGATACCCAAGATGCATGCCGCCCTCCTCAAAAATACCATGATGGCCTTGTACCACGTAAAGATCCCACTTGAGTCCTTGGCCCAACTCAAGGCCCAAAATTCGTGGACGGACGAGGCTCTGAAAAAATGGGTGGATGAAAAATTAGAGGAAATCGATAATATGGTCTGCGGGGCTGAAAACGCCGGAAAAACCTTCTATTCCTATTCCGCTACGACCGAAAAAGGCCAGAAAGTGGAGTGGGAAATATCGATGATCGATAACAAGATGAAGGAAATGAGCGAGTCCCACCTGCAGCTTTTCAATGACTGTAACCAGGCTCTTACATCAGCCTTCCAGGTGCCTCCGTCCCTGGCCTCCATCCAACTCGGGCAAAAACTGTCGAGCGGATCCGAGGTGCTGAACTCCTTTAATTTTTATGTGAAAACCCGTACTCCCATCGCTCGTAAGATCATTACCGATCCCATCAATGCGGCTCTACGTATCAACTTTCCCGGTACTCGAGCCCGTCTGGTGTTCCGGGATGTTACTCTTGTTCACCAAGATAAAGACAAAACCGGCATAGAAAATGAAACAGCCATTTAAGAAAATTGAGGATATTAGAAAATATGTACCCCGGCTGGGTTATAAAACCTATGAACCGGTGAGCGAATTTGTGGACTACGCCGCCGCTACGTATGTCGTCCCAGCCATTGGGCAAGACAAATACGATGAGCTGTGTGAACTCGAGGAAGGTAATACAAATTTTATGCGGGCTGTGGCCTATTACGCGGCCTTCGGAAGTATCCAGGCTGGAGCCGTGTTGGTCAATGGTCAAGGCGTTCAACGCCTGGAATCCGATACATCCAAAACGTCCAACTATGCGGACAAGATGGATGCGCTCAATTATTACGCACGAGGTGGGGATGATGCTCTGGATGCCTTGCTTTCCGAACTTCTTACGGACGATCAGGCATCACTTCCGGAAGGGAAGGATCTTTTTGTCCGCACCCCGGCAGACCTGGCTTATTACGCGGTAAGTATCGCCGGCAGCCAAAAAACGTTCAAGGCTCTGCGCCCCTGGCTACTGAACGTACAAACGCTCCGAATCCTGCCGACACTCGGTAAGGATCTGATGGATGCTTTGCTGAAGAAAGATCGTGGGGAAGAGGTTGATCTATCTGGTTTTCCGGTTTTCGCTCCCTTGGACGAAGACGGGCGGGAAGCCCTCTCCGGCAAGATGATTCAGGCCATCAAGGGGGCTGTAGCCAACCTGGGCATGGCCGGAGCATTGCCCATGTTCACCATCCGCTTGACCGATGGGGCTGTCAGTGTAGCCTCGTTCTATTCCCCGTCTCCTACCGACCGCCAGGCTCTTATGGAGTCCCTTTCGCGCTTGGTGGAAACGCTGGGTACCCAGGGAGAGGCATATTTAATCAGTTTGGCCAAGTCCAATCGTGTGCCAGAATCCGTGGTATCATCGTCCAATGATCCGGACAGTAAACATTATTCCCTTTTAGATTTCTGATTATGAATAATATTGAGATCAATGTGGCCGGACGGGCCTACAAATTCACTCTTCCCTCCACTTGGGACGAAATGACCAGCAAAGAACTGATGGATATTTGCCGATTATCCCGTTGTGGGCTAGCAAAAGAGCCATTTATGATTTCTGCTGTTATCTGTTTATTGCCCATCGAAGTGCGAAATATAGTGTTGAATCTGTATACAATGTTGGTTTATGCTGCTCGAAGATCTCCAATAGCTGATCAGCGTGAAGAGTTTACGGACGCATCGATGGATGTAGTAACTCAATTTGTCCGCTTGATAGACCTAATGAATTGGCTAGCAGAGCCTTCTACCTTGACAAAAAATCCATTATCGACGGTGAATGTTGGGTGGCGAAAATATCGGGGGCCGAAAGATGGGTTGAAAGATATTACCTATTACGATTTTGCTTTGGTAGATCTTCTTCTGCGGGATATAACTTATGCCATGCAGGAGGATCGCCAGGCAGATGCCGAAACGGCTAAGGCAAAAATAATGGCTGTACTATGGAAGAAACCGGGCGAGCAGTACGATGAAAGACGTGCCGAAGCTCGCGCTAAAGCCTTTTCCCGGCTGCCTGTCGAATGGAAAGACGCTGTTTACATGTTTGTTACTGGAAGCATTCGACAGATAATATCCTCATATCCCCGTATATTTTCTTCCAGTGGAGAAAGTGGAAATGCACTTGAAGATACCTACGGACACGCCGAATTGATACTGGATTTGGCTGGTGGAAAATTCGGAGACATCGAGAAGACGCAAAATACGCCTTTGCATACTATCCTTTTATATCTTGAACACGAAGCCCGAAAGGCTGAAAAAAAACAATCGCAAAATGTTTGACGAACTGACAAAGTATTATCAAACCTTGGCCGCCGAGAACAAACGTATCGGCAGTTTTGTCGGTATGGATGTGGCCGAATTTACATCATACGCCGGAGAGGGAGGGATACAATATCCCTGCCTTTGTATGGAAACGATGACCGGAGTACTGTCCTCAACCCGAAGTGACAATGAAAATACAGCGGCTACCGGAGGCTTTGCTGTGCTTTGTGCGGTGAATGAAGGGGATTATACTGCCGAAACAGAAGCTCTGCAAACAGCATTTGAGATCGGGGTGCAGATCTTAGCCCGGATGAGACGGGATAAAAATGAAATGAGGATTCAGGAGTTTTTGGAAATGGATATCGATAATGTACCCTGGGAAACCATTGGCCCGGTGGGACCGGATAATGCATTCGGTATACTTTTCAAACTGAAAACCTATCATCCGATAGATTTGTATTTTAATCCTGAAGACTGGAATGGCTGAAAAATTTGCATTTGAGCGCACCGAAGAATTTAATGCTCGGGTGCGGGAGTGGGCTGAGCGTCTCCGGGTGGCGGCGCGCAGTACTGTATCATCCGGTGTCCGGCAGAATACCCGCTTAGGTCGAAGCATAAAAACTCAGCTCCGTAAGCAGGATGGTCAAGTATTTCGGATATCTGTAGGCTTTGCTAAGGAAGGAGTTTATATCCATGTGGGAGCTGGGCGCGGGTATGCCGGATTCAAAGGTGGTACGTTCTATTCCGAGGCCCGGGGCCGCCGCGTAAAAGTCCGGGAAACGAGTATCGGCAAAATGGGTACTGGATCCCGTCGGGCATTCCCATGGCTTAATCCACAAGTTGAGGCTTTTCTTCCGGAGTTGGCTTCCATTGCCCAGAAATACATGGTTGATTCTTGGGTTAAAAGTAAAATGATTACGGCCAATATTTACATATAAATATGCTCGCGCGCTTTAGAGCATATTGTTTGGTAGTTTGTAGGAGGGTAATTGAATTGTCTTTGTTGTTGTAATTAATCGGAAAAAAACTAAATTGTAGGCAGAATGAAATCGAATCAAACCACCTGTTTGCAATGTCTGAATTGTCGTCTGCCTCTCAAATGACAAAGGTTCAAGAGAACTTCCTGAAGCATATACAAGAGAGTAAAAGGATCATTTTCTCCGCACCATTCGGGATAGGAAAATCTTTTTTTATAGAAGAATTTTTCAAATTGCCGCAGGTGAAATCAGAATATGAACCTTTTACTATACATCCCGTTCATTACTGTACATCAGATAACAAAAGTATTTTTGAGATCATAAAATATGATTTGGTGTTTCAGCTTGTACGTAAGCAAATAGCTTCGCCAGAGTATCGATATGAATGGGATCACTCGATATTTTCAAAAAATGTAAAGGAGTTTGCCGTTAGCTGTGCAAATACTGTACTTAATGGTTTATTTGGGCAGTCATTGGATGTTTTGGATAAGGTAAAAACTTTCATGCAACTATGTAAGGAATTCGCAGAACATACCCCAGAGATTGTAAAGGAGGATGGAAATAATGAGTTGTTGGATTTTTTGTATGGAATGGAAAGAGAGAAAGGGACCTTTCTGGAGGATGATATAATAACAGACATAATAAGAGAAAAAATCCAAGAAAAGGAAAAACAAGGGAAGAAAACAGTCCTCATAATAGAAGATCTGGATCGTTTGGATCCGGCGCATATGTTCCGCTTGTTAAACATATTTTCAGCACATGATGATTTTGAGACGAAGGAAAATAAATTTGGTTTCTCGAAAGTCATGTTCGTTTGTGATTTGGATAATGTAGAGAAAATATATCGGCACTTTTATGGCCCGGCTACGGACTTCGAGGGATATATGAATAAGTTTTACGATACGACCCCATATAGGTTTAGAAACTATGAGGCGGTAAGCAACTATGTGGATCGTATGCTGTTTGATTGCTACCCATCGGAGACAAAGTGTCGGAGTCTGATGCACTTTGTGCTATGGGAAACGATGAAAGCCCTAGCTAGAAGTAATAAACTGAGATTCCGTAATGTTGTGAAAATAGAACCGGGAAAATTGAGAAGTATCGAATGCAGTAGTCAAAATGAAGGATATGAGTACAAGGATTTTTCCTTGTTACCGAATTATATTATAAATACTAGCGATAAACGTTATTATTGTCTTCCGACAGTGGTTTCAATATTGGATTATTTAATCCCGGGATCGGGCAAGGATGCGGATTTTTTTAAGGATGTAGCATGCAAGGTGGATATGCCGGGAGATTATCTGTCTTCTTTGAATTTTGAAAGAGAAGTTTATGGAATGGAATTTGAAGATATTCAAGAAAAATTTCTTACAACTGACATGATACGATTTTATATCGATAGAGAAAGCCTGAATACTAAACAATTTCGATTGATAGAAGCATTAGACGAAGTGAAAAGCAAAATGAAGTTTGAGTAAATGAAAAGCAATTATCAATAAATAAGCATCTGAATCTTCCTTTGAAAGTAGAATTGTCCTTTGAAGCCCCGCAATGCGGGGCTTTTTTTTGCATCTGTAAAACATGATTATTATGGATACAACAGCCCGCTTAAACATTTTTATCAATAGTGACGAAGGCCGGAAGGAACTCTATCAACTGGATAAGGCCTATCAGCAGGTTACCAAAAAACTAGCCGAACTGACAAAAGCTGGAAAGGAGAATAGCAAAGCCTCTGAAGCTTTGAGAAAAAAACAGGATGAGTTGAGGGTTTCTTTGGAAGAGCAGAAGCGGCAAATAGGCATTACGGCTCTTTCTTATGCTGAATTACGGAAACAATATCAGAGCCTGCGGGCCGAATGGGGCAAGGCTATACCTGGAAGCCCGGAGCGTAAAAAGTTGGAACAGGAAATACTCGCTGTCCAAAAGCAGATCGATAAAGTCAATTTTTCGGCCAAGGATTGCCACAGCATCTTTGCAAAAGGGATTAATGGCATCAATAAATATGCAGGAGCTCTGATCGTAATATATGGGGCTTTGCGCAAACTTGGTGTAGAACTGCCCGATATCCGGCAGAATATCATAGACTTTGATAAGACTTTTCGTCAGACATTGGGGTTGTTGTCAGATGCAGATAAAAATCTATACGCTCAAAGTTTGAAAAAGGGGCAGATAGAGTTGATCCGTCAGTACGGGGTAGAGATCAACGATGTAAACAAAGCCTTGTTCGATACGATATCTGCCGGTATTCCTGCGGCCGACGCTACCAAATTTATGAACGAGGCGATGAGGCTGTCCGTTGGAGGAGCAACGGATCTGTCTGTATCGGTGGATGGATTAACCAGTGTGATGAATGCCTATGGCATAGAAACAAAAGATACGGAAAAAGTATCGTCTGCCTTTTTTACTGCTCAAAAGTATGGGAAAACCACAGTAGCGGATCTTGCCAGCAACATAGGTAAGGTGGCCCCGGTAGCCAAGAGTTCTGGGGTAGCGATGGAAGAGCTGATGAGTGTCCTAGCCGTGATCACGACCAAAGGTATCAAAACGGCCGAGGCTACCACAGGACTGAAAGCCGCTTTGGCCGCTCTGCTAAAGCCATCGAAAGAAGCTGAAGAGGTCCTCCGTTCGTACAATGTTCCGGTGGGTGCTACTGAGATAGCGGCGGCTGGGTTGGGCAAAACTTTATCGGCTCTCAATGATATGTACCGACAAAACAAGGATGCTCTGTCGGCAGCGATACCCAGTGTCGAGGCATACAATATAGTAGCCGCCCTCACGGGGGATACGCTCAATTTTTATGACAAGGTATTGCAGGATGTGATAGCCGATACAGGTGAAAGTTCAAGCTTGCAAAAGGCCTATGCGGATAATATGGAGTCACTCGAAATGCGGACCAAAAGAGCGGCCGGAGAGTTGCGAGCCTATATCCTGGAGAATGAAACCTTGAAAAATATTTATCTGGCCCTGATCAAAGGAACCACATCTGTGATCAAGTTCCTGGTAGAACATGAGGGGGCTGTAAAGAGACTAATATTAGCGGTAATAGCATACAGAAAAGCCCAGGATGCAGGAAATATGCTGTTGAAGGTTACTCAGGCAGAGTCTGTAAAAACAGCATTGTCTATAAATGGGCTTAAAACAGCTTTTCAAGGCCTTACCCTGGCGATGAAAAAGAATCCTTTGGGGGCTATCATTTCGTTGGCTGTAATGGCAGCATATCCTATTTTGGAAAAACTGATAAGCAAATTGGGGGATACGGTTCAAAAGATGGAGCAGGTAAAAAACCTGTCCGAGGAACTGGCCGATGCTACCCATGATGAAGTAACACAGGTACGTGTGCTGTATTCTGTCGTGAAGAACAACAATGCGTTACTGGATGACCGCCAAGCAGCATTGGCACGGTTGAAAGAACTGGTCCCCGGCTATCTGGGTTACCTGACGAAAGAAGGAGTCTTGATGAGAGACAACTCACGTGCTATCACTGAGTATATCGACCAGTTGAACGATATGGCCTATACCCGGTTGCTCGCTGAAAAATATGCCGAAGCATCCTTGGCCTATAACGAAGCCGATATCAAGGTCAATGAAATAGCAGCTAAGATTAACAACGAGGGATGGTCCTCATTTTATGACAGTGAACAAAAGAAGGCCGAAAAAGAACGTGCCGAGGCGGGAAAAGAGAAGGAACGGATCGAGGCCCTGCAAAAAAAGTTTAATGACGAAATGGAGGCTGCCCGGAAAACGAGGGAAGCTAATATGAAAAGACAACTCAAGACCATGTTTGACGAGGAGGAGCTACAATGGATGAACGACATGGACTTGCTGGAGGAGATGCGGCGTAAAGGGGAGTTGTCCGAAGATGAATACCGTGAACGATCGATGGAACGGGAGAAAAAATGGCTTGAAGATAGGGCTAGTCTGTATGATAGGTTTCAGGAAAAAATCGGCAACAAGTCCAGCCGTAAGACGCAGGGAAAGGATGATGGCCTGTCTGCCGACCCAATGCCAGATATGATGTCTGGTACTGGAGTGGATAGCCATGACAGCACACAAGAGAACCGACGGAACTATGAGCAAAGTGCTGAAGCGCTGGAACAGGTCTATGAACGGATGAAGCTAAACTTGCGGAAGTTTCTGATCGATAAGTCTATAACCCAACAAGAGTTCGACGACGCTTCTTTGATAGGCGAAGAGTTGTATTACAAAGCTCTGTTGGATTTACAGAAAAGCTACGGCCAAGACACTATTGGCACGGAGAACAAACTGTTGGATATCCGGGAAGTGCGACAGAAGTCTTTTTCCGACCGGATGAAAGATAATAATACTCAGGCAATAAAAGAGAGGACAGACCAAGAGAAGAAAGCTCTGGAAGAATGGATAAAGAATCAGGAAAAAGCCTTCATCAAACTCGAAAACCAGCATAAAACATTTCTTGATCAACTAATAGAAAATTGGGGAACCCTTGAAGAATGGGCCGAGAAATCGGGCAATCCTTATGCCAAAATGGTAATGGATATGCGAGACCAGATGGTTCTGGTCAAAGATGCTTTCAATGATATGAAGCGTGCTCTGAAAACAGGAGACTTGGGTGAAAGCATCGAAGAAATTGCTGCGTTTGCCGCTCAAACCATTACATCCATAGGGACCAGTCTGAATCAGATCTTAGAGGCCGAAAACCAAGTGGCACTCAAGCAAGAAGAAGCCCGGTACAATACTGCAAAATCCAATCTGGAAAATTATTATTCGCAGGCTATCGAAGCGGCAGCAGGTAATGAAGAAGAACAGCAACGTCTGCGGGAAGAGTATGACCAGAAAAAAAGGATGCTTGATTATCAAACCGCAGTCAATAAACTGGAAATAGAGAAGAAACAGGCCAAGGCTTCGTATAACATCAACTTGGCCATGGCCACTGCGCAAGCGGCAGCAGCTATTGTACAGGTATTTGCTACTGTACCCTTTCCAGCATCCATTGCCGCAGCAGCGATAGTTGCGGCTGCTACAGCTCTGCAAATCCGGGCAATGAAAGCCCAAAGGGATGCGATCCTTAGCCAAACCATAGAGGCGCCTAATCTATCGTCGTCTGCAAGTAGCAATAGTAGTTCGGCCTCGACGGGTACATCCCGCGAGATCACGCCCCTTAAACAGACGGAATATGTGCGCGGGTATGAAGATGGGGGATATACCGACGTGACTCGGGCACAAGATGGGCGTCATTTCCGGGCAAAGGTCAACCCATATGGGCGTGGTTATATCGATGGCCCGGAGCTCCTGGTGGGGGAGAGTGGTAGGGAATTTGTAGCTAATGCTGAGGCAGTGAGCAATCCTCATATCCGTCCGGTATTCGATATCATAGATCAGGCGCAACGGCGTGGTACGGTGAGCCGGCTCAATATGCGTGCTATTGCCCGGAGTCTGGGTGGAATACGGGCACGAGGATATGCTGCCGGTGGATATACCGGTGGAGGTGCTGGAGGTCTTGTTTACGGAGATACAGGGCCGATGCTGGATCTATTGGGGCAAATCCACGATGATATTTTGCAGGTCAAGGATGCTATTCGGACGGATCATCGAGCTTATGTAGTATTGTCGGATATCCATGCGATGCAGCAGAAACTGGATGTTGCTAAAAATCTCGCAAGACTATGAAAAATTGTAGGAAATAATTAAAATAATTACCATGTTTGTATGAACAATTTAACCATACAACTTATGAAAAAAATATTACTATTAGCATTGTCCATGGTGTTGTGTATTGGTGGCTTTGCGCAGGAAACAAAGGGAAATGATTCCAAAAGTAAAACAGTCGAGTTTTTAAAAAAAGATGGAGCATTGTTGAAAAAGGAATTTTTCGACATAGGGAATATCTCTTATGGGAATACCATCATTGTTAAATTCCAAAATATCTTGATAACGGATGTGGTAAGCAAGTCCAAAGTCGGTGCATTACGATTGGAAATAGAATATACTTCATCCATGCTTGATTCGGATGAATTGGAGGCATGTATACAGTCTGTTAAATATTTGAGAGATAATGTGATCAATCAACGGGCAACGACTCATACCGAATGCGAATACAGATCTCGTGATGGGGTGTTGATAGGGGTGCATTCAAATTTGAGAAACCCGGAAAAACCTTGGACATTCTATGTACAGGCCGAAAGTTATACATCCAGTTCTAGGGAAACTTTATCTTTGGATAAAATTGATGAATTGATCTCGTTGCTTGAAAAAGCTCAGGCGCAATTGAAAGAATGTGGTGTATAATTTTAAAATTGTCCTTAAAAACGCCCTGGGATTTTTCCGGGGCGTTTTTTTTGCAAGTAATGAGAAATATGCATATTGTTTAGGTCGTTCGTTATTATATAGATTGGCCTTTTATCCTTGTCCTTTGAAGCCCCGCATCGCGGGGCTTTTTTTGTACTGTACAAAGAAACGCTATGAACGAAAATATACGCCTTGTAGTGGAGGGCGAGGATGTGGATTTTTCCACCCGTCCAGCCATCACCATCATCGACATCAATCCGCTCATTTCGGACGGACAGGGTAGTTATACGTACCCCTTTTCTTTGCCGCTCACCCCTCAAAATAACCGGATTTTCGGTTATCCAGCTCGTTTTACCCGAGCCTCCAAGATGCCCGACCAGAAAGATGGCCAGTTATGGGTTGGGGCTCGGATGTACGCTGTAACGGTGAGCGTTACGGCTGTGAGTGCTGATAGTATCGAAGTGTCCGCAGCTGTGGATACGGGTACGGTGGCAGCTAAATTCAAGGATTATATGCTGGGTTAATTCCTGGATGGAGAGAGGGTATTCCCTAATACATACCAATGTATTACCCACCTGTCTGAGGATGATCTTTCTTCCGAACCTTATGATATGGTAGAAAATATCTATCTATCCTATCCGAAGGAAACTGAACAACGATTTGTCATCAATACCTGGAAAGATGGCCGTTTTCAGACCAAAACCCAAGATTATATCGATAGCAAAACGGTGTCGTACAATCCTGAAGGGTATGGTATTGTTCCTTTCTTGCGTTTGAGCTGGGTGTTGAGGAAACTTTTTGGCCAGGAGTTTGATACATCAAGGATATACGACTCTTCCCTGGGAGAGATCCTGATAACCTGCAACACGGTGGATGCCATCGTTCGTGGTACGGTTACCTATAGTCAGCTTGTCCCCGAACTTACGGCAGTGGATTTTGTTACCGCTATCGAACGGATCCGTGGTGGTAAATTTATTGTAGAGGGTGGTCGCCCTCGCTTTGTGAGCTTTGCTGAGTGGCTGGCTGCTCCAGTGGAGGTCAACTTGGACGATTATATTGCAGATCGTCCAGTGGTTGAAATGCACAAGCCATCCCAAATAAGGCTTACACAGGAAAATAAGTTCACCCGCACATCGATAGACGGGCTTTCTTACGCCCAGGATGGTATCACGCAAAATTTTAAGGGAGATATTGCCGGATCTCCTACCTATGAAACCATTCAGGAGGCTGCGAAGGTGTGGACAAGTTTGTTTCAGGAGGCACAGTCTCCGATGGATTGGCAACAGGAACCGAATTATCAGCCGTATTACAATCTTTTTATGATGTACAGCACGTCGGCCGCAGCCGGGGGGCTTACCACTAGGACAAATACCATATTGTGTAGTAACGTGTTTGCTTATGATCCCGATGTACTATCCGAGAAAAAGGAAATAGATATTCCACTAACTCCAGCCAGTCGAACTATTCCGGATGGCGCCATTGCTGTTTTGACGGGTGCGAATTGGTTGAATACGGCTCTTACCAATGCCGAGGAAAAGAAGAGTGGGACTAAAGATTGTTTGTGCTTTCTCTTCAAGGATCCGGATGGTACGGTCGATATCCGGGGGCAGTTCAGTCCGCAGACTTGGGGGGTGAAGGGAATATACAAACAGTATTATGCAGACTTCGACATGTACTTGCGCCATGCTAACCAGCGTATCTCTGTCAAGATCGACAAACGGATCACGCTTGGTGTGCTGGGTAAATACCTGTTATTTGGTCAGCCAGTTGTGGTTGAGCAGATTACGAACAATGTAACAGCGGACTATTACGAGGTGATCCTACGTACGGTCCGTCTGCAGGAGCCTTATGATGTGGAAAAGGAAACGCAGCAACCGGATGAGGGCCTCCGGGAGATTGTCAAAGTGGTGAGCTCTGAAAGCCGCCGCTGCTCTGGCACCACATTGGTCGTTACCCGGGTGTTCCGACGTAAATACATTTGGTATGATGGCCATGAAACGATGGACGATTACGATTCGACGGAACAAATATGTCTGCCTGAGTCCACAGAGTGCGGTTTTATTCCCACATTTACACTTAAGATAACTCTTCGCTTGACAAATTGTAAAATATCCGGTGTAGTAACCACTTCGTCAGGAGCCTATTCTATCTCTGTGGACGGGAGTCAGCCGGTAGAAATACCTATTCAGGACGGAGATACAGCTTATATAGAAGGTCGGATATTGACGGATCCGGCAGATATGGGGCTCATCGATGTGACCATTGCCAAAGGCGATGAAATTCTGTATCAAAACCACTCGGCAGCTCCCCCTGCAGATATCACCCAAACTTTGGAACACATAGCCGAGAATACTGAAATAACTATCGAGGCTGTAGGATATTACGAAGACAAATCACCCAAGCTATGAATATAGAAATACAAAAACTATCCTTTGCCGGATGTCCCATTATGGCGCATCTGTCCGGACTTACAGCACGGCAAACGTACACCATCGAGCTAAAGCAGGGCGATACGCTCCTATTTTCCGAAAAATACGAGCCTTACACCGATACCTTACACATTGACCTGGCTGAAGCCGTTGCCCCGTACATCGGCAAGCCTGCCTTGGCCGATAACTTTCCAGATATCATTACCCCATTTGATCCACAAGGTCATTTTACGATATCTGTCGGTGATGTTTCGGTTGATTTTCACGTGTTGCCAGGAGGCACATCGTTAGGGAATGCCACGTATGCACGGTGGATGTCCTCGCGGATTCCGGCCCTTATTTCCGGATATGATGGCACTCTTGCCCATTGGTACGAAAGTGATCTGTTACCGATCTATGTCTTGGGAGGAGAACCTATTACTATCAGTACGATGTATAAAACGGCAACTTATGATCTTACGCCTTATCTTGGGCAGATCGTTGCTCTGGATCTTCGGGCATTTGAAGCAGGAATGCCGCTTTATACACTGTCCCAACAGGGTAAGACACCACTAACTATCGCTATCCAGCCGGATCCGTCCACCCTGGTACGTGGTGTGATTACATACCGCAATAGTTTTGGGGCGTGGGAACGCCTTACCATCCGGGGAAAGCTGGAAGTATCCGAGTCTGCCGATCAGGAGACCGTAACGATCAAACGGTACGACACACAAAGCGGACTATACATCGACCGGACAATGCGGACGGCCCGTAAAAGACAATTCAAAATAAATACCGGATATCTACATCCGGAGTACTATAAGGTAAATATCGCGGATCTTCTGCGCTCGGACGAGGTGTATCTAAAATCCGAGTATTGTCTGCAGGCAGTTCCCTTTGCCGTTACGTGCGAGGATCACTTGGTATATTCATCTGATGATAGGACTACGCCGCGTACTTTGGATATTGTCTTTACCGAATTGCGGGAAAGTTGTTATATCTGATTCCGGAAATTATGTCCTTTGAAGCCCTGCAACTCAGGGCTTTTTTTGTGTCTATAAAATTAAAATGCTATGTCAGACGAAAAATGTAAAAATTGCGGTTTCCCGGTAAGTCCACAAATTGTAATCGGCGGTACTCCTGGCCCTCAGGGGCCAAAGGGAGATACTCCAGATATGAGCGAGTATGCAAAAAAAACAGAAATCCCTATCAAAGTGTCTGATTTGGATAACGATAGTGATTTTGTGTCCAGATCTGTCGCAGATCTCGAAAATTACTATGTGAAGACCCAGACCTACACCAGGGAGGAGATCAATCAAAAGATCGGTGCCATCAAGACCGCCTCGTTCGAAGTGGTAGATACCCTCCCCGCATCCGGGGAGGAAAACATTATCTACCTTGTTCCCAAGGTAGGAGGTGAAGTCCCTGACACGCACGACGAATACATCTGGGTGGATGGCGCGTGGGAGCTCATCGGCTCTACGCAGATCGATCTGTCGAACTACCTTCAAAAGACGGGCGACGCCTCGGACACCACCGTAACATTCGTGTCCGAAACCGGTGAACCCACCTCCGGCAGCTCTTTGTCGAGCATCGTCGGGAGGATCGTGAAAAAAATATCCGACATTGTATCGGGTGCTATACAGGTAGCCAAAGCAACCAGCGCCACAAAAGCCACGCAGGACGGGGATGGGAACAACATTTCCTCGACCTACCTCAAGCGCAGCGGAGGAACAATGACCGGCAACCTGGGTCTATCCAATGAGGGGCATGTCAATGGCGCAGTGGGCAACCTCATAGGCCGATTTACCTGGGCAGGCGGGCTGAAAGCCGTCGTAGGCAATGCTCAAGACACCCTCGCTTTGCTCTCCAAGGACGCTGCCACCCTCAACGGATCGCCGATCATCACCGGCAAAGGAGGGTTGGTCTCCGGGCTGATCACTGGGAGTAATCTCTGCTACACCCATCACAATGTAGCCGGGTTGTCATCTACGCAACACACCGGGTGGATAGACATCGATTTTGGCACAAGACAAGCCATGTACACAGGGAGTATCCGAATGTACATGTATGGAAAAGGTGTTATCGATCTGCTCTTCGAGGGGTATTTATATGATCAAGGCAGTGGGCAGTATGTATGGGCATCTCCGGCATTCGGTTTTTCCGGCAGTCTCTCTTCCGCGCTGCCGCAGGTACGCTTTGTGCGTGATGGCGACGGAGGAGGACATATTCTTTTGGGTGGCGACGGATACACTTGGGGGCTGCAATCCTCGGTCGTAATCCGCGAGATAACTTTGGGCAACAGTGCTTATAATGGGGCGAATCCCCTTTCGATCACCATTACAAAATCAACCGGAGACTTCTCTACTCTCGGCATGACCGATGCAGTGATCAATCCTATCGGCACAGTACCATCTCAAGGCATCGAGGTAGAGCGTGCGCGAAAAGACGGAGACGGCAATAAAATATCCGAGACGTACCTCAAGCGCAGCGGCGGCACAATGACCGGCACTTTGGTGCAGAAAAAAGGCAACTGCTCCATCCATACCGATGTAGCCTCCTACCGGATACCATCGCAGCACAAGGGGTGGATCGCCTTGGATTGCGGGATCAATAATGCTATCTCTATCGTTGGACACATCACCCTGTACGGATATTATGCCGGTGCTCTATCCATACAGGTATCCGGATATACTTACGCCGAAGGGATAGCCCTTACCCGAGACAACTGGATCACTCCCCGCTATGGCATCTACGGAAGCTGGTACGGAGATATGCCACAGGTAGCTTTTGTCAAGGACGGCACGACCGGCCGCCGCTACATCATCATCGGCGGAGACGACTTCACTTGGAATGCGTACGACTACGTGTCGCTGGACAAGGTGGTGCTTGGCTCGCTGGGCAACACAACTTCGGCTCTTCCCTTTACCTGGTCGGCTCTATCGGGAACTGTTGCTTCGCTTGGTCTGGTTGCAGCTACCGCCGGAGATATGTCCGAAGGGGTAGAAGTGCAGCGCGCACGTCAGGACAAGGACGGCAACGACATCCCCTCGACCTACGCCACGAAAGAGGAACTCCCGGACGTGTACGTGGACACCGTACCCTCTAACCCCAAAGACGGGGATATACTCATCACCACAACCGACTAACGCATGGCACGAGCAACCGATCTCAAAGTATTCTCCGCTGGCGCATCTCATAGCCTTATCGGGCAAAAGATGTATGCCTCCGGAGCCTATCGTACCCTCAAGGGAGGGACTGCCGTGTACAAGAACGGACAGTGGTACATCTACTCCGAAGCCCTCAACGCGCAGGTATCCCTCGCAGTAGCCTCCGCCACGCAGATCGACTTCACCTTCCAGAGCCTTCCAAGCGCACCGTTCCGCCCCGAAGGGCTGTACTTGATCAATAAAAACACCCTTGAGGTACGGCTGCGCTTCTCGGGGCAGATGCGCTTTACCGACGACAGCGCGGACGCCTACCAGTACACCTCCGATCCGCTTCCCTGCGACGGGGTGCTGCATTCCTTCTCGGACACCACTTCTGCAACCCCCGGGAAAGAACTCTACCAGGTGGACATCGACGCGGTGGAAGTACTCTTTTCCTCCGAAGGCATGGACGGATGGGCGTACCGGCAGGGAGATGTACCGGTGGAAACCACCCCGCGCCGTTTCAAAGCCTATGCCGCTGTCAGCCCCATTGGTTCGGGGTATGCCTCGGCCACGCCTTCCGATCCTCTCTACGGGCAGGTGGTTACGTTCCTAGCTACGGACGGAAACGGGTACAAGTTCACCCGCTGGGCTTCCGGGCGCACCTCGCGTTCCTATGCCATCCAAGCCTTCGGCGATCTGTCCGATACGGCGGTGTTCGAGAGTACGGCCAATGTGGTGGATTTCATTTTCGAGTTGTCCATCGACGCGGACGGTCATTTGCAGGTGGTGGGTAAATCGCTCCAAAACAAGATGGATGCTTTTGTCATGGTGGCTTTCAATATCAAGTATCTCGACAATATGGGCGCGGAGCAAACGGCTCGTTACGAGCGGGAGATATACATCAACGGTCAGGAGGATACCTATGTATTTTCCGATACGAATGTGTCCGAGATACTGGAGTACACCACACCGGAGTTTACCGGTATGCCCGCTCCGTATGTTACGGGCGATGTACAGGTGATTATCACCAGTGCCTACACCTCCCAAAGCCTCGATGCCGGGCCGGATGATCCCGGGCCGGGTGATCCCGGCGGAACAGATATTACAATAAGCTAAAACCAATCATATTTATTAAATAACCTGTAAAATAAACAAAAGGATGGAAAACGAAACGGTAAAAAACAAAGATGCGAAGATGCTGGGGCTGATGGTTCTTCTCGTGGCTACGGTAGTGGCCATCGGAGCTGGATTCTCGGCGATGTTCCCCGGCGGTGGGGCTGGTGTGGACTGGTTTCACGGAGTGCCGGCGGTAGCTTGTGCGGGCTACTGCGCGTTCCTTGTGGCACGGGCGATGATCCGGCTGCACAACCAAGACTAAATCCCACCAGCCCCGCCTGCGGGCGGGGTTTTAGAAACATAGAAGAATATGGAATTTCAAGACATCACCTCGATCGTATCGTTCATCACTGCGCTCGGATCACTCGGCGGAGTCTTTTTTCTACGCTCCAAAGTGCGCAAAGCTCGTGCCGAAGCCAAGCAAGCCGAACTCACGGTAAACGATACGGTGCTTCAGCAGAAAGACAGCATTCTGGAGGATTATCGCCGCCAGAAGGAAGACGCCCTTGCCCTGATGAAGACCTACCAGGAGGAAGCTCGTGCCGAACGCGAACGGGCCTCCCGCGAGCGGGAACTGAACATTTCGCTGCAGGAGCAAATGAATGAAAAGACGCGCGAGAACATTGAGCTGCGTGATCAGATTGCCAAGGCGCAGTATTATCGATGCGAAGTGAACAACTGTTCCGATCGGCGTCCTCCTCGTATTCCCATGGGCAAAAAACAAAAGAAACAGGAAGAAAAATGAAACCCAGAGGACTACGTAACAACAACCCCGGCAATATCCGCCGCTCCGACACCTTGTATGTCGGGGAGAAGGAAAGCACCGACCCCGAGTTCAAGCAATTCACCAGCATGGCTTACGGCTACCGTGCCATGTTCATGCTGCTGTATACCTACCAGGTGCGCTACGGTCTCAATACCCTTCAGAGTATGATCGCGCGCTATGCCCCCGAGAGTGAGAACAACACCTCGAACTACATCCGTCAGGTATCCTCCTGGTCGGGCATCGATCCGAATAGCCGCCTCACCACCACCAACCGCGACACGATGATCTCCCTCGTCTCGGCCATGAGCCGCTTTGAAAACGGCCTTCCCGTCGCCGGGCAGGAAGTGGAGCAGGGATGGGGGCTTTTTATCGCCGACATTCAGAAATAACCGCCATGAAAGCCAAGCACCGATACCTCCTCACCCTCCTTTGGCAGACCGTCGTCCTGACCCTTGTCGCGCTTGGACTGTTGAGCCTTTGCTCTTGCAGCGGAAAGTTGGAAATGCAAAAGGATATTAAGGAAGAAAGAAACTTTATTCCAATAGAACAATCCAGCTGCTTATTTTAAAAAATCGCAAAAATCTAAAATGATGGACTATCAAAGAGACTTAAAAAGGATATTGAGCGGTCTTTTGCTGTTTTTTTTGCTCATCGGGCTCCTTTGCATTTGTTCCTGCAGTGTAAAGCGGGCAGTACAAAAAGAAGACAAGGAGGAAAGGGTGCGGGTGGAGTATCGCGAGATATTGAAAACAGACACAGTAACCATCCAACTGCCACCGGAACATGTCCAGGTGGTCCGCCAGGACAGTTCGTATCTGGAAACGAGTTTAGCCGCTTCAAATGCACGAATACAATCGGACGGTACGATCTATCATACCCTTTGGAATAAGCCGTTTACACCCAAAATAGAGGTGAAATACAAAGACCGGGAAACCATTCGGGACAGCATTGTGTATCAAACGAAGGAAGTCCCTTATTTTGTGGAAAAGGAACTGAATTGGTGGCAATCTATCAGAATGAAAGTGGGAGGCATATCAATATTCGGCCTACTAGGGATTTTAGCATATTATGTTTATAAAATAGTAAGAAAATGGAATTGATGCTAAAGAGTAGGTAATATTTCTTCTTGAACATACTTTCCTAAATTTGAGAATTCTTCGATAGCCTCATCGCTGCTTGGCAAAATATCTTTTACATGTTGAAGTGCTATAAACAAAGCATCTGTTGCACAAATTAGGCATAGAAATATATGCTTTTTTGATGCGCCTGCATGTGTTTTCCTGCTCCATTCCGCACCTACAGGATTGTAATGATAATATTGTGTAAATAGCTTATTAAGCATAAGGGTCGTTGTAATAATCTCTTGTCTAGATTCTAACCTATCTAGAGCGACTTTAGCCTTTTGATTTTCACTAAGCATATTGTCTTTCAGTCTGAGGGAGGAAATTATTTCCTGGTTTGATGATAGATGAAATGATGACCGAGTTTTTAACTTTCCATCCTCAAAGTAATCTGGGTATTTTTCAATGTATTCTTGACGTATTTGTTCTTTTGTTTTTCCCTGTTGAAGCGAATAGAACTCCATTTCAAAGTTGATATATTCGCACATCAATGCGCGGAATTCATTGCAGATAGTTTCATTATCTAATACTTTATGTTCATTATAAAAACAGGCTATATAATATATTGTGAGTGCATTGGCTGTGAGTGAGCGACAAATAAGAAACATGGGGACGTTATAAAAAGAAAAATCATTTCTTTCAGCAAGAGCTCCAAGTCCTTTTATCAATTTCTTGTATTGTAGAATATAATCCAACATTGCGGATTTATAAATAGGTGTACTTTCTACGGAAAATCCCTTACGGGGAAAATATTCATCTGTAAGGTCGATAAATAGATGGATTGTTCTGTTTAGTATTTCAGGCATATTTGTTAAGGTTATTTCGTCAAATATAATACATTGTAAGAAAATAAAGCGGCTTAAAATGCTGATACCTTTTTCCGGATATCCTCCTGTGATGCCGGCGTTTGTGTAGCTGCGTAAATAGTGGTCATTTCGAGAGATTGATGATCCGCCTGTCCCTGGACGAAATTAGGTGCCACGCCATCGGCCAGCATATTGGTGATGCCGGTGTGTTTGAGGTTGTAAAACTGGACCTTTTTCGACCACCCGAAATGCTCCCTTATTGATATCCAATATTTTGCAATATAAATAGGATCAAGGTGCGTTTTCCCGGCGAAAAAACGGCCTTTTTTATCTCCCGAAAACACAAAGTAATCGCTGGGATAACTCCAATCTAGAGCCAAAAGGTACGGCATCATCACATCGGGGATCGTCCGCACGGATGTTTTATCGTTCTTTGCGTAATCTTCCCACACCCGGATCGTTTGTGTCTTGAGATTGATATCGCCCAGTTTCATCCAGGATATCTCTTTGGGCCGCATAAAACAATAATAGCACAATAGGCAGGCCACCAAGTAACGCGGGTTTTCCCGTTCCAGGTATTCCTTTAGCTCCCGGCGCATTTCGGGTGTGAAAAGCTCCTTATGCGCCTTTGTTAGTTTCTTGGGCATCGGACGCAGATTTTCAAACGGATTTACCGAAATATAGCTGAAACTTTTCAGCCAATTAAACAGGCTCTTAAAGAACATGAGATAATTGTTATAGGTGCGTGGGGCAATCTTCGGGTTTCGTTTGAGAGTCAGCATAATTTCTGCCGCTACCGATTTATCGAATTGATACACAAACATGTCCGGTCTTTTGCCGATCGTTCCCAGGTATTCCAGCAGGATCTTGACGAACGAGGTATAACTTTTGTAGGATCGATCTTCCAGCTCCTTTTTCTGCACCTCTAAATAGGTCTTTATCACTGCGTCAAAACGGAGGAAACTTTTTGGGGCAGCATTCTCGACAAAAGGATTCCATCCTTCAGCCAATTTGCCATTTATTCGCTTGATTATTTCCCGAGCTATTGCACGTCGTTGGGGTACACTTTTTATCCGATTGACTTTTATGCGTTTTCGTCGCATTTGTCCAGTAGGAGGATAGGTTACGTAATACGAAACATACCACTCTTTCCCTTCGGTAAGGCGTGCCGGAATGTAGTCTACAATACCGTGAGGAGCCGTTTGCTCATTTTGAAGTACGAACATTTTTTTTTTACGCGTTTTGGCTGTTACAAAACGTGTAAAAATTGCTGTCCCGTTTTCGGAAAACAGGCTCCTGCGTAAAGTTATCGCTGTCCCGTTTCTGTCCCGAAATATCTGCTAAAACAACATAACCACCTCGTTTTGAGGTGGTTACGCTACTTTTGTAGCGAGAGCTGGACTCGAACCAGCGACCTTCGGGTTATGAGCCCGACGAGCTACCTACTGCTCTATCTCGCGATGTTGACGGTGCAAATATACGGCAAAATATCGGCCGATGCAAGTTTTTTTCTCCCCCGGGGGAATTTTTCGTACCTTTGCTCCGCTTTGCCGCCCCGGGCGGCACGGTATCCGATGAGAAAAAAACGCATTAGAACCACCTCTCCCGTTGTGTATTTTCGCCGTTGGGCGCGCCACCGCTATGCCGCATTCGCATCGCTGGGCCGTCAGGTGAAGATCGCCCGCCTGCGCACCGACATGTGCCAGGGAGAAGAACGGAAGGGAGGACGCGCGCTTTTCTCGCTCGGGGACAGTTTCACCGCCTGCGACTCGATCGGGCAGGGAGAAATTCCCTCGCCACCCGACCCGCAGGAAGCGGAGAAGACCTTTTTGACACAAGTTTTAGCAGTAACCCCTCGGACCGATTGCCCGCAAGGTGCAAACCGGCTCCGAGCCACGTATATGCCCGGGAAGGAGTTTGTTCCATCGACGGAACAAACTCCTTCCCGGGCTTGTTTTTTAACCGATCTGTTATGGACATAG